TGACTAATTTTTATGTTAAATCTTAATTCTAAATACCTACCCCTTTATGAGAATGATACAAGATATTTCATAGTTACCGGAGGAAGGGGTAGTGGTAAATCTTTCGAGGTCGGTGCTATGGCATCGACTTTGTCATTTCAATCAGGGCATAAGATATTATTTACAAGGCAGACAATGACATCCGCACACCTATCTATTATTCCAGAGTTCCAAGAAAAGATAGACCTAATGGAAGCAAATGATTTATTTGAAGTCAATAAAGGCGAAATAAGGAATAAGAAATCAGGAACGGATATAATATTTAAAGGAATCAAAACAAGCTCCGGAGATCAAACTGCAAATCTTAAATCATTGCAAGGAGTTACTACCTGGATATTAGATGAAGCAGAGGAGTTAGTAGATGAGGATATATTTGATAAGATTAATTTATCAATCAGGCAGAAGGGAGTTCAAAATAGAATAGTACTTATATTAAATCCTGCAACTAAAGAGCATTGGATTTATAAAAGGTTTTTTGAAAGCGAAGGAATATCTGAAGGCTTTAATGGAACGAAAGGAAATGTAACTTATATCCATACAACCTATCAGGACAATATAGAGAACCTGGACCAATCATTTATAAATGAGATTGAGAAGATAAGAGAATTAAATCCTAAAAAATATAAGCACGTTATTTTAGGTGGTTGGTTAGATAAGGCAGAAGGAGTAGTATTTACTAATTGGAGATTTGGAGAGTTTAATCCGGATAACTTGCAGACATCATTTGGTCAGGATTATGGATTTAGTATTGATCCGACTACTTTGGTTGAGGTGGCAATAGATAAAACTAAAAAGATTATATATGTTAAGGAGCATTTATACAAGCCAAAACTAACAACAAGCGAAATAGTATTCTATAATAAAAACATTGCAAGAGAACGGCTTATTATAGCTGATAGTGCAGAACCGAGATTGATTGCAGAGATGGCAGCGAATGGATGTAATATAATAGCAACTGCAAAAGGACCAGGATCTATAACTGCAGGATTAGCATTGATGCAAGACTATACAATTATCGTTGAGGAGAACAGTAGTAATATAGCAAAGGAACTAAACAACTATGTTTACTCGGATAAGAAATCAGGATTGGTTATTGATAATTGGAATCATAGCCTGGATGCAATCCGGTATAATATCTTTTTTAATTTAAGCAATCCCGAGAGGGGCAAATACCACATCTACTAATGAACTATTCTTATATGATAGCTTTTGTACAATGTTACATCCATTTGATGACAGGCACAGAAGTAATGATTGCAATACCAAGATCATTCCAACAGGTGCAGAAGTTAAGGCAAATGTTTGAGATAGCAAATGCAAGGATTAAAATTTTCTAAATGTTAAAGTTTTGTTAAAATTTAATATTTAATTTGGTAGTTTAAAATGTTGGCTTATATTTGTACTCAGATAACAACAACGAAGTTTTTATCACTAAAAATAGAAATTATGACAACTAAATTAACAAAAACAGTAGAATTAAAAAAAGAAAATTTAACTTTTGTAGTAACTGCAATATCTTTATTTATGATAGGTAATGTTTCACAATTTGGAAAAACTTATTTTCAAATAAAATTAAAACATTCAAATGAAATGATTGGATATGCAAAAATGACAAAAGAAACTGCTAAAAGAATTATTAATCATACAGAAGAAAATGCTAAATTTTATATTTAGCATTAAAAATAAAAATCCCACAATATTCGTACAGGGTTGACAACTTGGAAAGACAAGTATTTTTTTAATCTTAAAATAAAAATTATGTTAAATAAACAAAAATACCAGGTTTATTTTATCGGAGTAGTAGCAGCTTATTTTGTAATTAGTTTAATAGTTAGATAGTATGAAACAATACGATGTAACAGGATGGTTTAGATATGGCGATAATGAAAAAGATTATCAACACGCTGAAATAATAGCAGAGAATGAGCAAATGGTGATTACACTATTTAGAGATATGTATAAAGAGAATTTTTTTGCAATAGATATAAAGTTAGTTAGTTAATTGATTGTTTATTATTAGTGAGCTTAAAAGGCGTTCCGTTATGGTTCGCCTTTTTTGTGTGAAACAAATTTTTATTAAAATTGTTATTATATTATGAAGTTAGAAATTACAATCCCGACTAAATTAAATGAGATTAAATTATCTCAATACCAGGCATTTTTAAAGATTGCAAAAGACAATGAAGATTCCGAGTTTCTGCATCAAAAGATGGTGCAGATTTTTTGTGGAATAGATTTAAAAGATATTGCAAATATTAAATATAAAGATGTAAACAATATAACTGCTTCACTTGGGGAGATGTTTAATCAGGAGCATAAATTCATCCAAAGATTTAAATTAGGTGGTACTGAATTTGGATTTATTTCCAATTTGGAGGATATGACATTTGGAGAGTATACTGATTTGGATACTTATATAACTGATTGGGATATGATGCACAGAGCAATGGCAGTATTATATAGACCGATTAAAAAGAATGGCTTAAATGGCACGTATGAGATTGAAGATTATAATGGAACGGTAACTTATGGCGATGTAATGAAACACGCTCCTTTAGATGTTTGTTTAGGTGCTACGGTTTTTTTTTATCGTTTAGGGAACGCATTATTGAACGCTACGATTGCTTATTTGGAGAAGGATCCGGAGGTACAGAATATTCTGCTACAGGGCAATTCGGGCAAAGATGGGGATGGTATAGTTCAATCTATGCTATTGCTCAAGGAAACCTTACGAGATTTGACGAAGTTACAAGATTAAATATACACGAATGCTTAACCTGGTTAAGTTTTGANAAGCAAAAGAACGAATTAGANTCTAAAATGATAAAGAAATGATAGGATATTACCAAGTTTTAAGCACAATAGAGGAGCAGTTAAAGTTAGATCCGTTCTGTAAGACAGTTACAAGTGGTTCTATTTTTAATATTGCACTAAATAAACAAGATATTTATCCAATATCTCACATAGTTGTGAACTCTTTTAGGGAAGAAGGAGAAGCATTTGCTTATAATATCTCTGTTATTTCAATGGATTTAGTGAATGATGACGATACAAATGAGCAGGATGTGATGCATACGCAATCAATGGTAGGTATTAAATTAGTTGAGATGTTAAGAAGGGGAGATTTATTTACAGATTTATATCAATTAACCGGTGGAGTAAACTATGAATTTTTTAGAGATAGGTTTGAGGATAAGGTTGCAGGATGTACAGTTACATTTGATATATTAGTTCCTAATGATATGCCTATAAGATGAGCCGGCAATTAGAAAAAGTTGATAAGACTATTAAAATGTTTCGTGATTATGTTATCCGGGAAGCAAAGGATAATTTAAAACGAGGCGGACAATATGGAAGTTATAATAATACAAGTACATTATCTAATAGTATAAAAGGAGAAATAGTTAGCGAAAATGGATTTAGTATAGTTGGCTTTTCGATGGCTGATTATGGATCATTTAGAGATAAAGGGGTAAAAGGAAAAACAAGTTCAGCAAAAGCTCCTAACAGTCCATTTAAGTTTGGAAAAGGCACTGGGCCCAAAGGAGGATTAACACAAGGAATAAACAAATGGGTACGACAGAGAGGCTTTCAATTTCGGAGCAAGAAGGAAGGATCGAAGGGGAGATTTTTATCTTACGAGGCAACAGCTTTCTTAATTACACGAAGTATTTTTCACAAAGGAATTAAACCTTCTTTATTTTTTACAAAGCCATTTGAAGCAGGATATAAAAAATATATAGATGTAGATTTATTAAAAGCATTTGGACAAGATGTAGAAACAATGGTAGATGTTAATTTAAAAAATATAAAATGAATATAGTAAAAATTTATAAAATGGATGAGGATATACCTACTTATGAAATAGGAAGTGAAGAGCCGATAAATTCAGAATATTACACAAGCAAATTCTCTTGCAAAGAAGAAATATATTTAGATGAAAATTTGATTGACACAATATACCATACGATATGATTTTAGTAAAAGTTAGAAGTCCGTTTATAATTACAGTTGCAGAAACTGGTCAAATTGGTTCTAAAATAGAATTGTTTATTTGGAGGACTTCTGAAACAGAACCCACATCACCTATATATACATTTTCAAAAAACATTGCCAGTGCGTCACAAATAAGCACATATTACAATGTGTCAAATTATGTAAAGGAATATATTGATAATGTAATAAATAATGATGCTACTTATGCAGATGCTATGTCCAATAAAGATTGGTGTTATTTTAGAGTTAAAAGATATAAACTCGTAGGAAGTACATATACAGAATTGAGCAATACTTTGTATGTTGGATTTAATGGATATACACAATATTCAGATGGAAAACAACAAGGAATAAATAATTCAATAACAAGCCTTACATATAATAACGTAAGCAAATACTATCCAGACAATACGTTTTCTTCTGGTGGTGTATGGCAAGGACGAGAAACGTTAGGCACATTTTGTTTTATAGCAGAAAAGACTGCAATACAAACTCTTTCATTAACATATACTGCTATTAATGGCAGTGGTTATGTTACGCAAAATTTATCAAATGGATTGGCTGGTATATTTGCATACGAAGTTCCCAATAATTATGTGGTTAATGGAGGAAGTGGTTTTTCAAATGGAACAAGAGTTCAAGTTAGTCTTGCCGGAAGTGGAACTACAATTACACAATTTACATATCCAATAGAAGAATGTAAATATACTCCCGTAAGATGCGTTTTTATAAATAGATTTGGAGGATGGGAAACACTTTGGTTTTTCAAAGCACAAACAAACAATATTTCAGTAAAAGGTACGGATTATAAACTGACTCAAAGTTCAGTAAGTTATGATACACCAAAAGGTCAATATCAAACTTTTAATATTAATGGAAAGCAAACTGCAAAATTAAACACTGGATTTGTAGACGAGAATTATTCTGAATTAATTACTGATTTGTTGTTAAGTGAAACAGTTTTATTAGATGATAAACCTGTAACTGTAAAAACACAAGGAAGCGATTTAAAAACATCTTTAAAAGATAGATTGATAAACTACGAAATAGATTTTGAATACGCTTATAACCTTATAAATGATGTAGTATAATGTTAGCAGTAGCCATATACATAAAAGATGTTGATACATTAGAATATAACCGAGTTGATTTATTTGACGATGAAAATATTTCGGTAACAAGTTCTATTCAAAACATCAATGATATTAGTAAAACATTTACTGATTTTAGTCAGACATTTACAGTTCCAGCATCAAAGCAAAACAATAAAATATTCCGTCATTGGTACGACAACTCAAATGATGCTCCATTCAGTACATTAGTCAAATCTGATGCTTATATTGAAATAGATACTATTACTTTTCGTAAAGGAAAAATTCAATTAGAAAGTGCAAACGTAGAAGATGGACAAGCGAAAGACTATTCAATTACTTTTATTGGGTTATTAGGTAACTTAAAAGATAAATTTAACGGTTTATATTTAAAAGATTTAACAAGCACTACTTATGATTTTAATTATACACCAAATGCAGTATTATCAAGAGTAGTGGATAATGCAACAAGTCAAGATGTAATGTTTCCGCTTATATCATCGAATAGAGTTTGGAATTATCAAAGCACAATAGACCCAATAAATAATATAAATGACCCAGTATATCCAATAAGATACAATGAATTATTCCCAGCTTTAAGATTGAGAGCAGTTTTAAATATGATTGAGGAACGTTTCGGAATTAACTTTGATGGAACAACTGAATATCTAAGCACATTTTTATCTGATGCAAGATTTACAAATGCTTATTTATGGTTAAAGAATAGTGATGAGACTTTTGAATCAAATTTATTCCAACAAATTGATTTTACTGATAAAGGAAATTTAGAGGATTTGTCTGGTGTAGAAGTTAATTTAACAGATAATTATTTTATAAGATATAATGGAGGTAGAACCTTAATAACTATTACACCACAAGCTGGATTTACAACAATTCCATATACTGTTTATAGATATTTAAATGGAGAAGTATGGGACATATATAATGCACCAAGTGGAGGAACAAAATCATTTACAGTTAGAACAGATGCGGATTCAAATAAACATTCGTTTTATATAAGAACAGTTGAGGCTTTTCAATTTGTATTTAGAATAGATATGGGAATTTTACAATATACAAACTTTGCTATAATGTCTGCTCAAACACTTTCTTCTAATGTTTCAATTCGTTCATATTTTCCAGAAATTAAAATAGAAGATTTTTTTAGTGGAATTTTAAAAATGTTTAATCTAACTTGTTATTCAAACGATGGGATTAATTATACAGTTGATACATTAGAAAACTATTATTTAAGTGGTTCAGATATAGACATTACTAAATATGTTATCCAAGACAAAAAGAATTTAAACCGAGTAAAAACTTATAAGAAAATAAATTTTGATTATGAGAAAAGTGAATCAATTATAAATGTAGGTTTTAATTCCACTAATGGAATTGAATATGGTTCATTACATTATTCAAATACACCTCCAGCAGAAGGAGAGGAATATTCAGTAAAATTACCGTTTGAAAATTTAAACTTTTCAAATTTATCTCCACCATCATTATTTCAAGTTGGATATGCATTAAAAACAGATTTACAAAAATACATTCCAAAGCCAGTTATTTTATACGATTACAATTCTACTGGTACTACAAATATTGGACTTGGATTTTACACAAGTAGTTTATTAAATGGAAATGGTGATTTAAGAACTGCATATAAAGCATTTGGGCAAGAAACTTTGATTAGCGGAGAAACATATGGATTAAATTTTAATCAGCAACAATCAACACTAACAAATTTGCCAGTAGATAAAGGATTATATGACCAGTACTATTCAAATTACTTTGCTAATATATTCAATTTTAAGGCAAGATTAGTTAAAGTTAGTGCTATACTACCAACAAGTATATTAACTACGATTAAATTGAATGATAGTGTTGTTATAAGAGACACAAAGTATTTAATTAATACGTTTACAACAGATTTAACAACAGGAGAAGTACAATTTGAATTACTAACAGACCAAAGACAATGATAAAGCACATTTTAGATTTATTAGCACTTGATGAATTTTATGGACAAAGTGAACTTATTGAAATAGCTAAAGGAAAGTACCAAAGACCCACAACTTTGAAACAAGGATTTAAACAATTAAAAAGACAATTAAAATGGCTGAAGTAAAAGTTATTGAAGTACAAATAAAATCAAATATTGATGGTGCTACATCAAGCGTTTCTAAATTAAAAGCAGGTTTAAAAGATGCTACAACGCAATCAAAAGAATTAGGTTCTACTTTACAAGGAGATAAACAATCTGAATTTATAAATACTTTAGCTAATGGAGTAGGTAAATTAAATCCAGCTTTTGGAACTGCTATACAAGGTGCTAACGGATTGCTTTTGAAAATGTGGCAATTAGTCGCTAATCCTGTTGGTGCTATTTTAGCAGGTATTGTAGTAACTGTAAAATTTTTATATGAAGCATTCCAAAGTTCAGTAGCTGGAGGTAAAGAATTAAAAGCAATATTTGCTGCAGTTAGTACAGTAGGAGAACAAGTAAAAGATGCAATATTTGGATTAGGTAGAGCATTAATAAATACTACTGCTGCTGCATATAAATTCATTACATTAGATTTTAAAGGTGCTGCTGAAAGTATGAAGGAAGCTAATAGAGAAGCATCTAATTCATATAAACAATTAGGTAATGCAGTAGATGGAACAACTGCTAAAATAGTTTACAATCTAACAAAGCAACAACAAGCAAATGANAAAGCTAAAAAGATACAAGCAGTAACACAATCTGAAACTAATAAATTACTTGTTCAATCACGTGAAATATTAACTGATGAAACTGCAAGTATAAACGAAAAGAAAAAGGCTTTAGCAGAAGTTACAAAAGCAGAAATAGCATCAAGTAAAGAAAAAACAAGAATTGCTGCTGAAGATTTAAGAATATTAAAAGATAAAGCAAAGGCGTTAGGTGGTGAAGCTGAAAAGAAAATGAAAGGAGAAATCCGAGATGCTACTATTGCATTAAATGAAGCAGAAACTGAAAATGCAATGACTGGAATAAAACTTAACAAACAAAGAAAAATGTTAGGTCGTCAGGAAGTTGCAGATGAAAAAGAAAAAAATGATGCTATAATTGCTGCTGGTAAAGTAAGAACTGAAGCAAAAAAAGCACAGTTAAAAATAGAAGAAGATATAGAAAAAGAACGTCAAGCATTAATTGGAAGGTTCGGAGCTAAAGCAAGAGATGAATATGAAGCAGCAGAAAAATTAATTAAAGATGCAAGAAAAGCAAATGAAGATGCTTTAAAAACTGAAAATCAAATTAAAGTTGAAAAAGAAAATGCTGATTTTGAATTAAAAAAACAAAATTTATTAAATAAAGGTTTATCTATTGAAGAAATAGAAAAAGAACACAAAAGAAAATTAACTCAATTAGATACTGAATATTTCGCTTCAGAAGCGGATAAAGCAATTAAATCAACTGCAGACGCTAAAGCAAATGCCGATGCTAAAATTGCAATAGCTCAAAAAGAAAAAGAAGGAAAATTACAAGCTGCAGAAGCTGCTGCAAATACATTATCTGGATTATCTGAATTATTAGGAAAAGAAACTGCTGCTGGAAAAGCTGCTGCCGTAGCAAGTGCAACTATAAACACTTTTAGTTCGGCTCAAAAGGCTTATGATGCTACAGTAGGAATACCTTATGTAGGTCCTATATTAGCCCCTATTAATGCAGGTATTGCTATTGCCGCAGGTATTAAAAATGTTAAGTCCATTTTAGCAGTAAAAACTCCAGGTGGCGGTGGTGGTTCTGCTCCAAGTATTAGTGGTGGTGGCGGCGGTGCTGCATCTGCTCCTGCTGCTCCATCATTTAATGTAGTAGGTGCAAGTGCAACAAATCAATTAGCACAAACAATAGGCAATCAACAACAACAACCTATTAAGGCTTATGTAGTAGCTAATGATGTTACAACGCAACAAAGTTTAGACAGAAACATAGTTTCAAGTGCAAGTATTGGGTAGTTTCTATACCCCCCCTAAAAAAGACATTTCATTTTAGGGGGTATACCCTTTTTATTAAATTTTTTAAAAAAAAAGATTAAATATATATATAAAGAGTATAAAGGCTTATTTAGAATTAGTCTAAATAAAAATAGTGTGAAACAAAAACGTGGTTTTATTGTTATAGTATTATGAGTAAAAAAGTTTTTGAATTAGTATTGGATGAAGAACAAGATGGAGTCTTTGCAATTAGTTTAGTAAACCAACCTGCTATACAAGAAAATTGGATTGCATTATCAAAAGAGCATAAGATTGAATTTAAAGAAATTGAATCTAAAAAGAATATATTATTAGGTGCAGTTCTTATTCCGGATATGAAGATAGACAGAATGGGAGAAGATGGAGAAGTATACCAGGTCTTTTTTAGTGGCGATACAATTCAAAAGACTGCANATAAATTTATGAAAAACGGTTATCAATCGGAATCGACCTTACAACACAAGTCTAAAGTTGAAGGCGTAACAGTTGTTGAAACGTGGCTTAAAGAGGATATGGTAAATGATAAGAGTGTTATGTATGGATTTGATTATCCTATTAATACTTGGATGGTCGCTATATCAATTGACAATCCGGATATAAAAGATAAAGTTAAATCTGGTGAGATCAAAGGATTTTCAATCGAAGGATTTTTTAATGAAAAATTAGAAATGTCTGAAGATGAATTATTGTATAACAAAATAAAAGATTTAATCAATGGAGTTTAAAAACACATTAAACAAAATTAAAGCACTTTTATCAATTGAGGTAAAATTAGAACAAATGACTTTAGTAGATGGTATTACCGTCTTGGAAGCTGAATCATTTGAACCTGATTATTCAGTTGGTATAGTTACATCTGAAGGTATCGTTCCTGCTCCAATTGGAGAACACGAAACAACAGACGGAATGATTGTAGTAGTAGAAGTTGAAGGAATTATCAAAGAGGTAAAACCTGTAGCTCCTGCTGAAACTGAAGTAGAAGTAGAAGTAGAAGCATCTGCTGAAGTTCCTGCAGTTAAAAAAGTAGTTGATACAATTACTAAAGAAACTTTTTTTGCAGAAATTAAAGTTGAGGTTGAAAAATTGGAAGCTGATAATAAAGCATTAAAAGTAGAATTAGAAGCTATTAAAATGGAATTAGCAGAAGCAGGAGCGAAAGCAATTGTAACTAATCCAGAACCAGCAGTAAATAGAGAATTAACTGCACTCGAAAAATTCAGATTAATTAAACAAAATTTAAAATAATTAAAATATGGCAATTTCTTATACTTCGGTAGACATTAGAGGTAAAGCGGTAGAACCTATCCTTGAGGAAGTTTTATTTGCAAACAAAACAATCGCTGATGGATATGTTACATTTAACACAGACATCAAAGCAGGTACAATTTTTACTGAAGCATCAGTAGCAGTAACTGCACAACTTTACACAGGTGCTGCACTTTCTAATAGTGGTTCAATGACTATTACAGATAGAGTAATTACACCTACTAAATTAGAGTACAAACAAACATTTTTACAAGAGTCTTTGAGAGCAGGTCGTTTTGGTCGTTCAATGAGTCCTGGTGCATTTAACATTGATAGTAACGAGTTTGCTTCAACTGTATTAGCTCAATATGCTCCAAATGTTTCAGAAGATGCTGAATCTCAATTTTGGGGTGGTATTACTTCTGCTACAAAAACTGCAATTGCTGCTTTGACTCCAGGTTCTGCACAGGGATCTATAACTGCTGCAACTCAAACTGCAGTAGCTGCTTTGACTGCTGGACCAGTTGATGGTGTATTTGCAAAAGTTCTTTATGATAATGCTGCAGTAGGTGGTTATATCAAAGTAACAGGTACTACTGTAACTGCTGCTAATATAGCTTCTCAAATGGCACTTATTTACGCTGCTATTCCTGCAGAAATATTGGCTGATACATTATCCCCGGTTGTTATTTATTGTCCAAGAGCTTGGAAACAATTAGCAAGAATAGCTAACAATGCAGTAGGTGCTGCTCAACAAATAAACTTCTTATTTGATGGTCCANNTAATGATGCAAAATGTTTCTATAACGGTGTTGAATTGTTGTTTTGTCCAACTCCAAACAACTTGATGGCTTATGCTCAAAGACCAGCAGCAGTATCTTGGAATACTGACTTGTTAGATGATGTAAACCGTTTTGAAATTGGAAAAACTGTTAATGATGGAGATACTCAATTTGTAAGAGCTATCTATACTTTAGCTGCAAATGTTGGTCAAGCTACAAAAGGAGTTCTTTACGGAGGATAATTAATAATAAATTAGGGGATGTAAAAGTCCCCTTTTTAAAACTATAAAACTATGCCAGCAGAAGCGTTTACACTCGGCAGACTTGAGCCAACCAAATCAAGCGTAGGAGGCCTAAGAGCCGTTTATTTTATTTCAAGTGGATATATTACTCCTTCTACTTTCGTATATGGTACAACTACTTTATCTGATGCAATTGCATCTAATAGCGGTGCAGCTACAATTACTGCAGTTAAATATGATTTGAAAGGAACAAATTCATTTGATCAAACTATGACAAGTTCACGTGAAAACGGAACAACATTTTTTGAGCAAAAATTAGCATTGCAACTTAAAAAAATGAGTGCTGCAAGTCATCAGCAAATTAAACTTTTAGCTTATTCAAGACCTCAAGCAATTATAGAAACAAACAACGGAGATTTATTCTTTGCAGGTTTGGAGCAAGGATTGGACGCTACAGGTGGAACAGTAGTTACCGGAGCTACGATGGGAGATTTATCAGGATATACCATTGAATTTGTAGGTATGGAAAAAATTGCTGCAAATTTCTTAACAGGTGCTATTACAACAGTAGTAGGTGGAACTATCACCCAAGGTACTTAAATCGCTTCCCATAAGAATAGCCTTTAAGTCTTTTTTTAAATTACCCCTATTTTATTATAGGGGTTTTTTTTTGAAACAATATAGGGTAAAAATTGTTATTATAGTATGATTAAACTATTACAATCTGCATCTGCTCAACAAGTATCTTTTATTCCTCGTAATATGGAAGCATATTCGATTACGTTAAGAAATGAAAGCACACAAGTAGAAACTGTAATACTACCATCTTTTTATAGTAATGAATATTATTTAACTGTAACTACTGTATTCAATTTACTTGAAAATAATTTTTATAATTTTACGGTTAAAGATATATCTGGTAATATAATATATTTAGATAAAATTTTCTGCACTAATCAAACTGCAGATGATTATACAATTAATAATGGAGCATATGTAAACGCTGCTGCATCTGATACGATTTTTTATGAGTAATAATCACGTTATTGAATTAAAGGCTTACAATCCTCCAAAAGCGGTCGAGAATAGGCAAGAAGATTGGGTTAAGTTTGGAGATAAAAATGATTACTATCAATTTTTGATAGATCGTTACAATAACTCTACAACTAATAACCAGGTTATTAATAATATTG